GTCATTGTTCCCCAGTTTTGATACAAGCCATATGCTCCACCCAATATACCACCAACTGCACCACCAACAACGTTACCAACACCTGGAACAATCGAACCTATCATTGCACCATAACCTGCTCCAGATAATGCAGAACTTGCAATATCAGCACCTGCTGCCGTTTTTTTATTTCCTTTTGCAGCTTGATTTTCTGCAAAAGCATTCAATGCTAAACCACCAATAATACCAGGTAATCCACCTTTAAGTAGTTTTGCACCACCTTTTAATAAACTGGTAGGTTTTAATGAATTAGTAATTTTTGGTAATAAATTTTTAGCAGAATTAAATATTTTTGACAGTTTACTCCCTCCAGGTTTTGGAGTACTTGGTCTATTACTTTTATATCTCCTATCAGGTTTACCATCTTTTGTTTTAGGACCATCTGATGAACTACTATCCGACATAGGTCCACCTCCGTCAACAATACGCACATCTTGAACTCCACCAAACAATTTAGATAAAACATTACCCGCAACTCCACCGGCAATAGTTGCTAATCCAGTTCTCCAATTTTCACTAAACATTCTATCAATACCCAATCTAGCAGATTCTGCTGCATTTTTAATTGCGTCTGCACTTGTGATAAATTTTTTGTTTTCTGCGTTATTTAATGCTTCTTCTAATTTTTGTTGATTGATTAAAAATGATTGATACTTTAGATATGCAGGTGATTTTAAATATGTTTCTGTTATTAGAGTTTCTAATTTTGCCTGGTCTTCTTGTTGTTTTATTAAAGCATCTTGATATTTTTTATATCCGGAAGATTTCAAATATGCATCAGTTATTTGACCCGATAATTTAGCATCTACAATTGCAGTCTGTGCTTGTATAGATGCCGTTTGTGATGCTAATGTAGATTGTGCAGATTGTGTTGTTTTTAAAAACCCCTTATTCCCCTCTTTTACATTTCCCGTTTGTGCACTTACATCTTTAGCACTTCCAGTTGCAATTTTTTGTATTGAATCCAAATCCAAACCACCCAATGCTTGAGAGAGTGCTTCTTGTTGGAACATATTCATTGCCTTAGGGTCTAAACCTTGTGCTTTAATGGATTTTAAAGCTTCATCGGTTTTACCTTGCGAAAATAATGCTCTTGCTTCTGATAGGTTTACATTTCTACCTAACATTGCAGATAATTCCATTTCTTTTTTGATACTATCTTTATAGTTCAAAACCATGCTCTTACCTGCTTTTGCTATATCCCCAAATGAAACCCCTAATTGTTGTGCATATGCTACTTGCTTTTGCAATGCAGGACCTGATTTGATTTGGTATCCTAATGCTTCTTTGGATGCTTGTGCAACCTCTTCCATATATCCACCTAAATCTATACCCGCAGAATCTGCCATTGCTCGCATACCCTCCGTCATATTCAATGCACTCTCATTTGTAAGTTTTCCCATTCTTCTAAAAAAGGATACCATACCTGATACATTTTCAGAAGATTGACCTGTTCTTTTTTCCAATACTGACATATCAGCTGCAAAATCAGATGAAACTTTAGTACCCAATGCTTTTGTTGCAGTTGTTAAAGAAGCTGCTACATTTTCAGCACCTACTCCTGCTAATTGCATTTGTGCTGCACCATATCCAATTGAACCTATACCTTTACCATAAAGTGCAGTTTTAGCAGCAGCTTTAAATTCTGCTGCACCCGTTTGTAATTGTGCTGAAAATTGTATTGCTGCTCTTTGAGATGAATTTGCAGCTTCAATAGTTAATCTATTTACCTCATTGGCAGTATCTATACTATTTTGGCTTACTTCTAATCCAATTTGTTTTTGTACAAATCCACGTTTTTGTCCAAGCTTTGCAAGAGTTTGTTCACCATCTGCTGCATTTTTTTGAACTTCTAATCCAACTCTTTGTTTTAAAAATCCACGTTTATTTTCAAGCTCAAACATTTTTCTGGATGTATCCAAATCACCCTGAGCTGCATCATTTAATGCTTTTGTTCCGGCTTCTAATTCCGCACCAAAGTATTTCATAGATAGACCACCGATAGCTGCACCTAATGCGGTCATTGCTAGTTTTGTTCCTTCGGCATTTTTACCGATATTTTTAAGAACTTCACTCAATTCTTGCATTAATGGAATTCCACTAGAACCAACTGCATCTAATGCAGTATTTAATAGTGCAGCTTTTTGAGCAGTTTTATCATATGCTTTTTGAACGGATAACATTTCGTTACCCATCAGTTTCAATATGTCTACTATCTCTTTGTTTTCTTTTTTATTAAGTCCGGCTGATTTAGCCATTCTATCAAAATTAACACGCATTGCGTTTAACTTCTTATTGGCCTGCTCTTGGGTCATTAAACCATCTTTGACATCTTGATGGTATTCTGCGGCTTTACTTGAAAAATCTCCCCACATTGTGGAAAGTTTTCCAACCGCCGTTTTTTGTGCTTCTTCTAAATCAACTGCTTGTTTTAATTTTTCATTTAGTCTATCTTGTATAACTAATTGAGCTTCTTTTTTCTTGTTTACTGCTTCTGTTAATTTTTCAGCTTCTTTTGCTTGGACATTTTGTTTAGCAAACGCACTGTCTAAACCATCAGTTCCCTGGTCTTTTTGTGCTTTAACCGAATTAGTAGTGGATGTTGATTTTTTTTTAGCAGCCATTTATTCTATATTAGCTATATTTTTTAATTACGGTATCAATATCCGTTGTATCTAAATTACTTTTTTTTGCCATTGCTTGGGTTGCAGCTAAAAGTTTATTCATATCACTATCCCATCCAGACCATATATCTGCTAATTCAGGGTCTTTATCTCTTAGACGAGATAACCATGCAGATTCTTTATTCTGTGATTTTGCTTTTAAAAATAAAGAAAAGAATTTATCTAAAATTCCTTCTGATAATACTCTTTTAGACATAATTGAGTTTTTAATTTATATTACTCATATAAATATCATCTTCTTCGAGTTTTAGATGAATTATTTGCGTTTGATGGTTTAGATTTTTCTATTTGCTCTCTTTCTTCCTCTTTTGTTTTCAATAATTCTTTCCAATAAAACTCACGAAGTTTAGTTGGCATAAGATATAAGTCATGCCAAGTAAACCCACCATTCGCAAAATAAATCATTTGAAAAATGGTTTGATGTAATAATACGGAATAATTACTCGGCAGGGTAAAAAAAGTCTACCCCAAACGGGATTCGGAGAGCCTCCGTCTCACCTACTGAATTTTCATATTCTGTAATTAAATCTAAATCAGGTGTAATTGATAAAATATGTTTTCTCAATGCTTTTGAATCCATTGCTAACAATCTATTTGAAACAAAGTTACTGATATATCCTAAATCTCTATTACCTTCTACCTCTGTGATGATTCTTCTAAATCTAGTAGTAATTTCGTTTCCTTGTTTTAATATTTTTTCACTTGCTTCAACATCTTTTTGAATTGCAAGTTCATCACCATGATTAAGTAATTTAAATTTAATTTCAGTTTTTGATTTTGGTAAAGTAAATTCGTATTCGTTGTTTCTATTTAATAAAGAATAATCAATTTCTTTTGTTTTTAATTTAGATAAATCAACTTTTACAACCACATCTTCTTCCGATATTGAATCTGTTACTGTAATATCATATTCAGCTCCAAATGCTAACATTCTTGTGATAATCAAAATTGCGTTTTTATCACCAATTAAAAGGTCATTGATATTAACTCCAGGTTCTACTACAATTGATTCTAATAATCTATCCAAATGTATTCCTTTACGGATTAAATTTGTAGAAGTTAAAATATCTTCTTCTTTTGCAGTCATTAATTTAAGAGTTATTTCTCCTCTTGATAAAGGTGAACTCTCTGGATATGCTAATCCTTTAGATGGTAATGAAATAACTTCCGTTGCAAATGGGAAGTTTTTTTGAGTTGTAGTTTGGGATGCCCCTAAACCTCTCGTAACTTGTTGTTCTAATTGTTCTTCCATAATATAACTTAATGTGTTTATTAATATATATCACATTTTTAAAAAAATAAAGGGGAACATCTCTGCTCCCCTCTATTTCAATTACTTTATTTAATCTTAGTACTCTAATACTGCGTAATCAAATGTTAAAGTTAATTCAATTGATACAGGGTCGTTTGAAGCCCAATCCAACTCACCAAAGTTTGCCGATGTAATGAATGCTCCTTTGATTGTCCATTGTTCTACTTTATCACCAACTGGTCCTAACAAATAGAAAGTAATATCCTTCTTATAGAACGCTGCGTATCCATCTCTACCCGTTAATGATTCGTGTGATGTTCTAATCCACTCCATAACTTGTTGTGCTCCTGATGGAACGATTGGGTCATAAAGTGTGATATTCATATCATCCCAGTTAGATTTTCCCTTTATCTTACGCTTTACGTTGATATGGTCTAATTCAACTATTTCCGAAGTAAATGTTGGTCTACTTGCAGTTTTGATGATGTATGATTCGATACCATTGATTTCCATAATGAATCTATTACCAAGCTTTGGTTCAAAATTCTTATAAAATATCTTGTCAAATTCTAATATTTCTGGCATTTTCTTTTTATTTAAATGTTATTCTCTAATAAATATGGTTTTTTAAAATTATCCGTTAAACGCCGCGCCAGTTGGTAAGATGTTGAAATCAATTTGAATGAATTCAGCTGTCTTAGTTGGTTGTAAGTAGATAGCTCCTTTCATAATGTTTCTATCAATTACATCTGGTGTGTTGTTTGAATCATCCATCACAACTCTAAATGCGTAAAGTCCTTGTCTTTGTTGAATTGCTTCTAAGTAAGGGTTTACGATGTTTAAGAATCTGTTTCTAGTTTCAGAAGTATTTTGTTCGAATACTAAATATCTTGAAGTAGATGCGATGTATTTTCTAACAGTTAATAATAATCTTCTTACGTTAATTCTATCCAATGCAGATGGTTTATCTTGCAATGTCTTTTGTCCGAATACAACGATACCTTGTCCAGGGAACTGAACGATTGGGTTTACTTTTCCTTCGTATAATGTATCTTTTTCAGATTGAGTTAATCTATCCATTACCGCTACTGCTCCAATCAATCCACCTCTATTCAAACCTGCTGGTGCGAACCATTCAGCTGCTACTCTATCGTTTGCTGCGAATACACCTGGAAGTAATACTGATGGTGGAACTGTGATTAATTTATTTGTATTTGTATCGATTGTTTTAATCCAAGGATAATAAACGGCTGCGTAGTTAGTATCAACTGCTTCAGATTGTGTTATTGTTGCCGTTAAAGAGGTTGATGCGTTACCTGCGTCTGCAATAAAAAATGCATCTGCTCTTTGTTCAACCATATCCAAAATTGAAGTCCAAACTGAACTATGGTCTGCTCTATTAACATGTGGTGCAACTACCATATTGATATCATATTCATCAGCGTTTGATAATGCTGCGATATGTTTTCCGTATGCTAATTTACCTGCAGTTGTTGCTGGTTCAATATCTGATGCGTTTGTGTTTGGTGCGTATCCGTCAAATCCTTCTTGGAATGCTACAACAAATTGTCTTTTTGCAATTTCAGTAGATGCCGCAGATGTTAATGTTAATCCACAAATAGTATCCAATGAGAATACAGCGTTAACACCAGTACCTGCACTTAGAGGAATTGGTTTCATATAAATTTTGTTATCCGCATTGTTGTCTAAATCAATACCACTATATTTTGTAGAATCTACTAGTGAACCCGTTGAGAATGTTACTCTTGGAATCAAATTTGTGTATGATACCGATAAGTCTGGACTTACTGCTCTTACAGGTAATTGATATTCAGCGTGACCAAATGGTACTGCTGGAACTGGAGATGCGGTATTTAAATTAGCAATTCTAATATATTTTGAATTATTTACCCAATCACCACTTTCAGTTATTTTACCTAAAGAATCAATTTCTCTTTTTCTATCACCAATTACTCTACTAATAAAGTTTGGAGAGTTAGGGTCTAAATTTACATTTGAGAATGTTTCTAATATATTCTTTTTCTTATCAGTATCATTAAATGCTCTAACTACAACAGTAAATGTACCATAGTCTGTACCATTTGTAGTACCGGCTGCTTTTACATTTGAAATACCAACTTTTACTTTGGTGTTTGCTGCGTTTCCGGCAGTTATTGTTTCAAATTGGAATAATGAATATCTATCGCCTGAAATTAATTGAGACTT